TACCAGTTAAAGATGTCCCAATACGACGATTACGTTGCATAATGCCATTTGTGGTTTGCCAATGTGTTGGCATAAGAGTAACAGTCTTGCCATATAAATATGCAAATTTTAATGTACGAAGAAAATCTTCTTTATCTTCATGACGATTTAAATGAACTTCTACTAGCGTACACAGTTCGTATGATTCTAGTGGTTGCTCTGCACATGGATTAAAACCCATTACACGATAATCTTTTCCATCTGGTGCATCTGCAAGTCTTCCATAATTACGAGCAACATCAAGCCAAATAAATCCTGGTTCTCCATTGTCTGCAATTAAGTCAACATAATCTTCATAGTTTGTTCCAACCTCTGCAGCAATAGAATTGTTAGACATCCAAGCCCATCCTGGATTTTTTGGATCATAAGAATTACGCTCTGGAAAAACTTCTGCATTTTTTAAATTACTAAAATCTTTGTCTTCTGCACTTCCTAAAGCGAGGGTAGCAGAACGACGAACATTACCAGAAACAACGCAGGTACCGATAAGATTAATAATATCCACAATTGCACGAGAATCAAACTTGTCTCCTGCTCTAGATCCCACAATCTTTGTAATTCGGTTATGTAAATCCATTAATGGTCCTGGACCACTGGCTACCCCGCCAAAACCTTTAATAGGTGCCCCCAAAGGTCTAATAAGGCTATATTCAAACTGCTGTATAGGCTGGTTTGGACGAAGATATGAATTTATTAATAATCTTACAGACTCAACCCATCCTTCTCTAGTATCAGGAATTTCATATATTGAGGGTGGTTCTGTTGGAGCATAAATTAACATTTCTTTTTCTTGTCCTAGAGTATCAAAGCCTACGCCTATACCCAACATTAATGCATCCATAACCCATGCGAACAAGGCTCCTGGATCATTACGATCAATATCACGAGTAGATACCATTGCACAGTTTTGCAAGGCAGCAGAGTTGCGTTTATCCATAGTCATAGGGGTTCCAAATGCCCATAGGCCACGACCTGGTGGGGTCCACTTTAATTCAAACATTCTTTGAAAGGCTTCTTGAGCAGACTTTTGAGCCTTGTTATCATTCCAAGGTAAACGATTTTCTTTAGCATGGTTTTTTTGAACTGAATACATACCTTCAATTACACGTTTACAAACCTCATACCATCTTTCTTTTGTACCGTCTTCTTTCATACGTGAATAAGTGCGTATAAAGGTTACCTCGCCAAGAGAGTTTGATCCAGCATCTGAAAATCCAAATGGGGGTGGAGTGTCTTTGTATTTTGCTACGAAGTCTTCTAGTAAACGAAAAGAAAAGGTATCTGACATAAAATTTCCAACTTTCTAATAAAAAATATGATAAGTACTTTAAGAATTATAAAGTAGTGTTAAGTATATCATAAGTTTAAAAAGAAAAACACGCTTGTTTAAGGCGTGTAAATCTTTAGTTTAGAGTTAGTGCTTTAATTTTTAAAAAGTGTTAATAAAAAATTAAGTTAGTACTTTTATTTTAAATAAGTACTATGCACCAATTAGCATAAATTCGCTAAATGCTGCTCCGCCACCTGATGTTGCCCAAGATAAGTTTCCAGAGCCATCTGTTGACAATGCTTGTCCTGCTGTTCCGTCTGCTGCAGGAAGTACCCAAACCTTATTTGCTGTAACAGTTCCTGGAGATTTAAAACCAACATAGTGGCTTGAATCTGTATCTGCCAATCTAAGTTCTTTAGTAGCAGAAAGGAATAGGTGTTCTGAAGATGTCCATGAGTCTGTAGCGTCTACCCAGTTAAAGGTTTTATCTGTTGCGCCCTTTAATGTTATACCGCCACCATCTGCAGTTGTATCTGTAGGTGTTTCAACATCACCAAGTACAATGTTCTTATCGTCTATTGTAAGGGTGGTTGAATTAATTGTTGTGGTTGTTCCATTTACAGTTAAATCACCTGTAACAGTTAAACTAGCAAGAGTTCCTACAGAAGTAATAGCAGATAAGTTGCCAGTAGTAACAACAGTTCCTGTAACATCTGGAAGTGTAATTGTACGGTCTGCAGTTGGGTCTGTAACTGTAAGGGTTGTTTCAAAATCATTTGCTGATGAGCCTTCAATAACAATTGAAGAATCTGAAAGTGTAAGTCCTGAAACTACTGGACTTGTTAAAGTTTTGTTTGTAAGTGTTTGTGTTCCACTTTCTGTAACAACTCCTGCTGGAATATCTGTTGTAAGAGCAATTGTTCCTGTGCTTGTTGGCAGTGTAAGGGTAGCAGCACCATTTATAATGGATGAAATTGTTGGAATTGTAAGAGTTTTATTTGTAAGAGTTTGAGTTGCAGTATCAAGAACAATTGTTCCTGTAGCATCTGGGAAAGTTGCTGTACGATCTGCAGTTGGATCACCTGCAGAAATTGTAAGTTCGTGATCGTCTGCTGTAGAACCTTCCATTACGATTGTTGAAGTAAATACTCCAATATTTGTAATGTCTGAAAGATTGCCAGTTGTAATAACTGTACCAGTAACATCTGGAATAGTAATTGTGCGATCAGCAGTTGGATCTGTTACCTGAAGGGTAGTTTCAAAGTCATTTGCTGTAGCGCCTTCAAAAGTAATGCTTGAACCAAAAGCAGGATTTACAGTAGAGTTAATGTCGGCAAAATAATCTATGTTTGCCCAGTGATTTGTTCCATCACCAATTTTAAATTTATTTGTGTCTGATTCCCAACCCATTTCACCAGCATTTAATACTGGGTTTGCTGATGTCCATTGCGCTGCAGTACCTCTGCGTTGCTGCATTCTGGTTGCCATTTATGACTCCTTATACTTAGTTATATTATAACAGATAATTAGTTAAAATTATTTGTTGCTGTTCCGCCATCAAACGTTGCTTCAAACTCTGAGGTGTTGTATAGTCCTGCACTTACTAAAACTCCAGGTTCGTTGTATGCTCCACCACTAATAAACGTACTAACAATCAAACCAGTTCCATCAATAGCAGTATCGTGAATGTGATCTTGTAATGTTTCTGCATCTTCAAGTGTTGCAATTGCAACCCATTGCCCACTATAGTAAACGTGTACACGTTCTGTTAAAGTGTCAAACCACAAACTTCCATTTACTGGAGATACTGGTTGTGTTGTTCCAACAGTTGGTGATCCTACTGCAGTATCTACATATAGTTTTGTTGCTGCATGTGTATTTTCAGTAGGGGTGGCAACTGTGACTGTTGATCCAAAGATTCCGCCTTCGGCTACATTAATGCCGTGCTTTACTCTGAAGTCTTTATTTACAGTTGCCATGATTTAGCCCCTATCTTAATTATGCTTCAATATATGTTTTGTGTACTTTAACAACAGTGTCTGATGCAGCACCAGTTACTAAAAGACGAACATTTCCACCACTATAATCAGCATCTGTCGTTCCTAGGACTGCATTGCTAATTACATCTGCATACTCTGTTAAGTAAACATTGTTTGATCCGTCAACTGTAACAAGAACTTCAATTACTTCAATATCGCTACCCTTTTTCATCTGAACAATATATTTTGCAGATGAATAAGTTGATGTTGACCATGAGTCAATAACTGTTGCTGAAGTAGATGCTGTTGCTGCAGCAGTACCAAGTAGGGCATCTGTAAGTGTAATAGATCCTGCTGTAACATTTCCAGATCCTGCGTTAACTCCTGCAAATGTTGGTGTTGCTGCTGAGTGTAAGTCTTGTGGACCAGACAATGTAATTGCACCAGTTGATGCACTTGCAGTAATTTGGTTTGCTGTGCCAGTTATTGAAAGCACACCATCGTTAGTAACTGCATCTCCTGAAATACTAATACCAGTTCCAGCAGTTACGTTAAGTGTATTTCCAGTCTTTGAAAGACCGTCTCCAGCAGTTACTTGTCCAAGACCAGTAAATTGTGTAAATGTTAGTGCTGTAGTTCCTACAGTAACTGTACCGTTATTTGTTAATGTATATCCAGAATCAGCATTTGTAGTTCCTTCTTCTACGAATACCGCAAATGATGCTGTAAGTTCTGCAGCAGTATCGCAGTCAGTTGAACGAGATGCTGCACCTGAAGCGGCTACTATATAAATACCGTTTTGTGAACCAGTTGATTGATTCTTTACAAGAACACGATCTCCAGTTGCAAGAGTTACTCCGTCAACTGTGTCTCCATTTTCAAGATCAGAGGAAATATCTAAGTTTGCAGTAGTTGCTGCACGAACTGATGCTTTCCAGTCAATACCTACAACTGCATTATCAACATAACCTTTTGTTGCTGCATCTGTTGCATCTGTTGGTGTTCCAAGACCTGTAATCTTGTATGTTGCCATGCTTACTGCACCAGTTGGTGCTCCTACAGCGCTTAATGCAAATTCTGAAGGGTCTACAGAAATTGCTCCTGTGTCATCATCGTAGTCAAGACCATTACCAACTACAGTTCCTATAGCATCTTGTGCTCTTTCATCTGTAAAGTATTTATTTGTTGAACCTTCTGCAATGTCATCAGAACCTAATGTACGTGAACCTCCAAGAGAAGTTGATGTACCATTAATAGTAATTGCTGAGTTTGTAAGTTTATCATTTGCAATTGATCCTGCAAGCATTGAGTTTGTTACAGTTGATGAATCTCCAGTTGTAATAATTGTACCTGTTACGTCAGGAATTGTAATGGTACGATCTGCAGTTGGATCAGTTACTGACAAAGTTGTTTCATGATCATTTGCAGTTGCACCTTCAAATACTATTGAAGAATCTGAAAGGTACAAACCTGAAACAGTTGGTGAGGTAAGAGTCTTGTTAGCAAGAGTTTCTGTACCTGATAATGTTGCAAAGTCTGCATCTGTTAGTGCAGTATTAAAATCAGCAATTGATCCTGTTACAGTGTTTCCACTAAGAGCAATTGACTTATTTGTTAATGTATCTGTTGTATCACGAAGAACTACTTGTCCAGTTGCATCTGGAAGTGTAATAGTTCTATCTGCGGTTGGATCAGTTACTTGAAGTGTAGTTTCATTATCATTTGCTGTTGCGCCTTCAAATGAAATGCTTGATTCAAATACACCAACTGCTTGTGGTGCTGCCCACTCAATTCCGTTTGTTGCACTGGAATTTGCAGTGAGAATATATCCGTTTGTACCCGCTGCAAGACGAGTTACTGCATCATCTGCACTACCAACAATTAAATCACCTTTGGCATCTACAACACCTGCTGTGATTACGTTCTTTCCATTAACGGTCGCAGTTGATCCCTCAACTATCAGTCCCGATTTTACTCTAAAATCTTTTGTTACGGTTGCCATCTTTTATCTCCTTGGTTAGGCCTTTAATCCCATACGCATATAGCGTAGAGTTATAGGTGTACTTCCCCCCACAGGAACTACAGTTAATGAAACTGTATCTCCAGCCTTTGAAACAGAGATGGTGCCAATATTCCCATCATTTTCAATAGTGCCATATTGACTAACAGATACATCTGATCCGTCATTCAATATCGTTAATTCTGTAACGGCGTACTTGTTAGCACCGCCCGCTACATATTTGAGTGAAATCATATATTTCATTGATCTAAACTCACTTGATGCAAAACTATCAAAAACAGTTGAGTTTTCAATTCCATTAATTGTTAACTCGTTATTGCCATCTGAACCAAGATCGGTAGACCTAGCAGAAGTACTATCAATTAAATCTACATAGTTTTCTTGCGTTGGTCTATCGCCAGTTTGAAATAATGCTTTAACGTTGTTGGTTGATATCTTTGCCATACCGCAATTATATCATTATATGTTAAAGTATATAATTAGAAAAACCAATTATTTGAATACCAATCCCAGGGGGATTTGCTGGATCGTATCCCTCAATACCAATGTTTGTAAGTGTAAGTCTAAAAGGTAAAACTGATGATGGTGTAATAATTTTTGCATAATCTACTTTTTGAAAATTTGACGGTATCGGCTTTAAGTCAGAAACTGCGACGGTATTAGTCAATGTGGCAATAGCAAGAACTGTACCCAAAGCAACATTGGAGGCTGTTGAGTTAAAGGGTTTTATATTAGAAAGGGTTTTTGTTGATTTTATGTCTTGAATAGAAACGGGGTTTGATATATTACTGATTGTTGTAGTAGCCATTTATTATGACTCCTGGTCTGTAACTTCACCTATCATAATCATTTCACCTTGACATACCGTCCAAACACGAGTAGCGTCAGATAGTTGAACATCAAAGACATCACCAGTTCTCAGTTGTTTAGATTGTGCTGGGGATAAGGTTACTGTAAATTCTCCTGGATCATCAAACTCTGTTGCATATGGAGTTAATGTAAATAATAAATCATCTCCAACATTGTCTGAGTACCTTCTAAAATCTGCTTTTATATCCCATCCAGTAATATCTCCGCTTTCATCATTTGTATAATCTAATTCATTTCCAAGATCATCTTCTACATAAATTCTAAAAGAAGCGCTATCTCCTATAACTACCGTCCAGTTTACGAGTGGTGGTATATTTCCAAGATTGTATGTTGCTGGAGCCGTTGGCTGAGGCGAGATTGGAGATTCATTAGGATTGCGATATTGTGCTGGCATGATTACATCATTATACCACTAACTAATAATAAAATTAAAAATATTTTTTATTTTTGTGCGGGTATTTGACTTAAAAGGTCAAACAATGGTATAATTAATGTATGCTACCTACTTGGTAGCATTTGTTCTCTAGGAGGTAATTTACAATGAGAGAATCTAATGCTTGGCTAGGGGTATTTACGTTAGTTATTTGCAGTACCGTTTTTGTGGGTACAGCAAAGGCTACAAACGAAAACAACTTACTAATTAGAGAGTCTGTGAAGTCTGCCACCCAACAGGTGGCTTTTTTGGTTTCTAAAGACAAAAAATTAGAAAAGTATGAAAATGCTCATAATTTAACTGATGAGCAACTGGTGGATATGTTACGTCATGTAGGGTTTGAAGGAAAGACTTTGAGATCTGCTTGTGCTATTGCAAAGGCAGAGTCTAATGGTCGTCCTCTTGCTTTTAATGGTAACGTAAAAACTGGAGATAGTTCTTATGGCGTGTTTCAAATAAATATGCTTGGAGAGTTAGGGTCAGATCGTAGAGAGAAGTTTGAGTTAGACTCAAATGCTGAGTTATTAAACCCAGTAGTCAACGCACAAATTGCTCTTTACATGACTAAGGGTGGAAAAGATTGGTCTTCATGGAGTTCCGTAAATGGAAAAAGATATCAAGAATGGTATAACAAATATCCGTGTAAGTAATAAAATTAATCAATAAAATACCCCCATTGGATATTCTCCTTTGGGGGTTATTTTATTTTAATTATTATACTGGAGGCTCTGTTGGTTGTATTTCTACTTGTGGTGGTTGTTCAAATACTCCATCTGAATAAGACAACCCTATTACTGGATTTCCAGTTGCTTCTGTAACTCTTACACAAGTCTTATCGGTAACTGCTCTAGCAATTTCTATAGAGTCCGCTATAATTACATTTTCTACAATACTGTCTTCATCTAAGACTGCATATCTTTTCATGTTTTCTCCTTAACAATACACAAAGACGATTGCGCCTTGCCCGTTGGTTCCAGAGCCAACAGTAGGTGT